TATCAGTGCAGCCTATGAGTCTGCCCAGTGGCCTCATCTTCTTCTTGGATTTCACTTATGGATCCACGAAGTTAGCTGGCGTCAATGTGTTAGGCGAATCGCTGTATGGCGGAGGCAAAGTTGGTGCGCAAATCACCGGCGGTGTCAATTTGGATGGAGCTAACATTTCCAAGTCATTTTATGACTTGAACAATGGCTACTCTTCACCGACAGGCTCGGGCAACGCCACAATTGCGGCGATTGTTTCCGGAACGATGGGGGGTTCGACTAGCGCCGACTTAGAAGTTATGCGTCTAGCTCAGTATGATCCCGATATCGCTTCAGGAACCGCTGTGTTTGTAGGTAACGTAGCTATAACGAGCTTTACTCAGCTTAATCGTGACGACTTAATCACGGTGGATTTCACTGCATTGGATGGACGACAAGCGCGTCGCCTCACTCAATTGGAGAGTGCTTCCGCCGATGGTGGTCCCACTAACTTGCTTATTGTTATTCAAGCAACCGGTTCGATGACGGCCGACGATTTGAATAACCTTAATACGGGTTCAGAGGCGGTTGAATGGGTAATGTCTGATGATTGGACGACAGGAGGAGCCGTTGGTTCCGTTATTGCCGATCCTATCTGGGGCTTGGAAAACACTACCGATATCGCCGAAATCGATATCAAAGTGGACAGTGTTGCTGTAACGGCTAACACCAAAAAATTGAAAGCAAAATGGACCCCTGAATTGGGACAAGATTTGAACGCTTATCACAACCTCGATGCCGAAGTTGAATTGACAAGTATTCTGTCGGAACAAATTGCTCTCGAAATCGATCAGGAAATCCTGGAAGATTTGGTGAAAGGCGCTACTGCTGGCACTTATTACTGGAGCCGACGCCCAGGTAGATTCTTAACGCGGAATACGGGTGCTGCAATCAGCACAAGTGCGAATGAGAACTTGCTTGGTGGCGACTTTACTGGTAACGTATCAGAATGGTATGAGACTCTTCTCGAAACCATTAATGATATCTCTGCTCAAATTCATCGTAAGACGCTTCGCGGCGGAGCCAACTTTTTAGTTGTCGGCCCTGAAGTTTCTAACATTCTTGAATTCACTGCTGGCTTTAAAGCCCGCGTGACTCATGATGATGATAAAGGGCAAGCCGGTGCAGTTAATGTAGGCAGCATTTCGAAGAAATGGGATGTATTCGTTGATCCTTATTTCCCACGTAATTTGGTGCTCGTCGGTCGTCGAGGTAACTCTTTCCTTGAAAGCGGTTACGTCTACGCTCCATATGTGCCACTGCAAACTACACCCACCATCTTCGGTACCGAAGACTTCGTGCCCAGAAAGGGTGTGATGACTCGCTATGCGAAGAAGATGGTACGTCCGGATATGTACGGCTTAGTCGTTGTAGAGGATCTGTTAGGTTAATCCTTTCAGTCTCAGACTAAGAGTTAAGTAAAGAAAAGAGTCTTCATATTGATTATGGAGGCTCTTTCTTTTTTTAAAAAACTAATTACCTTATGTAATTTATAAAGTGGAGGAAACGACGTGGCAGTTCCTGTTTTATCACCGGTTTCAAATTCGAGCCTAGTAGCGCTCCCACCCACGGGTTCTAAAGAACTCGTTACGGGCTCGCTCCCTATTGGCGTTTACACCGGAGCCGATTTTGTTTCGGGCGCTGTTGATCAAGTTGCCTATGTTTATCGCAAACTGGGCGGTGAAGTTCTAGATATTGAAATAACCGCCAATCAAGTGTACGCGGCTTACGAAGAGTCGGTACTTGAATATTCTTACATTGTCAATATCCACCAGTCAAAAAATGTTTTATCGGATTTGCTTGGCGATCCCACTGGTACTTTTGATAGCGACGGCCAACTTCAAGCAGGGCAGCTGCTCACAGATCTCAGTGGTACTGGGGCAGAACTTAGGTTTCCTCAATTTAATTTTTCTTATGCACGACGCATTGCTTCAGGTATCAGCGATGAAGTAATAATAGGCGGAAATAACAGAGTTTATTCGGCGTCCCTAGATGTCGTAAGCAATGTTCAAGATTATGATCTGCAATCGATTGTATCCGCCTCCGCAGCTTCGGGGAATGTAGATTTTTCCGGCATTGATCGTAATAAGAAAATTGTGGTACGTAAAGTGTTTTATAAAACACCAGCCGCCATGTGGCGTTTTTATGGATATTATGGGGGCATCAACGTCGTAGGGAATTTATCTACTTATGGACAGTATGCTGATGATAGCACATTCCAACTTGTTCCCGTCTGGCAAAATAAGCTTCAAGCCATGGCATACGAGGATGCTATTTATACGCGAACGTCGCATTATGCTTATGAGTTGCGGGATAATAATTTACGCATCTTTCCCACCCCTAGTGGGAACGAGATAAAGAAAATATGGTTTAATTTTACAGTCGATGAGAATCCTTTGATCGATGAAGCGGGGATGGATACCGGTGCAAAGGGAATCAACAATATGAATACCCTTCCTTTTCAAAATGTTCCCTATAATAATATCAATTCGATTGGAAAGCAGTGGATCCGCCGCTTCGCGCTCGCACTTTGCAAGGAGATGCTAGGGCTTACCCGTAGTAAGTTCGCCACCATTCCTATTCCAGGCGAATCTGTAACGCTCAATGGGCCAGCCCTTATTGATGCCGCCAAAGGAGAACAAGACTCTTTACGAGAGGAACTGAAGACAGTGCTGGATGAACTCACCTACAATAAGCTGGTGGAATCCGACGCTAATTTGGCAGAGTCAACTCAAAATTTACAAGCCAAAATACCGTTGGCTATCTTTGTAGGATAAAGGGGAGATGTATAAGTGGCAACGAATGTAACGTGGACACAGCCGGAAAATCCCCCACCTCCCTTATTTACAGGGGCTCGTGAAAGGGATTTTGTTAAGCAAGTAAATGACGAGGTAATTGAACGCGTCATTGGACAGGCAATTCTTTATTATCCTGTGAGTCCCAAGTATACGAACTATCATCCCCTTTATGGCGAAGCTATTCATAAAAGCTTCTTGCCTCCGGTACATGTTCAGGCACTCATCTCATGGGATGGACAAGAAACGAGCACCACCAATTATGGAATTGATAGGCGATCTAAGATTACTATCCATTTTCATAAGCGGCGCCTTACTGAAGATCAAGATTTACAAGTGCAAGAAGGAGATTACATTCTTTACGGACGCCTTTTCTATGAAGTAGTAACACTCAATGAGCCTCAACGCCTTTTTGGGCAAGTAGATCACAAGATGGAAATTCAAGCTACATGCATTCGAGCCCGCGACGGCTTATTTGAGGAGCCGGCAGCACCTACAGTGTCCATTCCTAAGTACCAACTAGCTCAAGAAAAGGTTAATAATGTATGTGTACTTACGATCCCCGATGATTGTAAGATATGTGTACCTAAATTATCTGCCGCTGATGTGGATTCTTTAGATTATCGTACCCTTCAAGAGTTTGTGGCGGAACCTTGCAAGTATAAGGGGTATCAATTTTACTTAACGGCCGCTGGGCCCGCACCAATAGCGCCGTTTTTGATTTCTAATAAATGGTATTTTAATGAGAACTGCGTGTGGTACGTCAGTCCTTTTTATAGTACGACATAGGAGATAGAAACACGTGACGACATCTAAGACAGGTGAAAAAATTATAACCCTTCAGCCCTCCAACTTGGAGACTATTGATTTAGCTTTGTTTACTTGGGTAAATGAGATCATCGATGTGTTCGCGCTCAGTAATCGGGGATGGGATAAGGTACCTGTCATGTGGGCCTCCGCCGAGCGCGCTTTTCAGTCTAAACGAGATAAGGGATTGCGCGATAAAGAAGGTGCCCTTATTTTGCCTGTCATGTCAGTGCAACGTACCGAAGTCACAAAGGATTTAGCATTTAAAGGATCCTTGCAGGCGAATGTGTTTCCCAATCCAGATTATCAGGGAGGCGCCATTCCATTAGATCGAGTTATAAACCAGACGAAGACTAAGAATTTCCAGAATGCTGATGCAAAAAAGAATTTTGGACAACTTAATTTTAAAGTAGAACCTAAGAATGAAAAGATCGTTTATACTCATCGTATTATACCAATGCCCGTGTATGTTAGTGTAATGTACAAGATAATGTTGAGGGCAGAATATCAACAACAGATCAACGATATGTCGCAGCCTTTTATGGTGGCAACAGGGGGAATAAATAGTTTTGTTCTCAAGCAAAATGGCCATCGCTATGAGGGATTTATGGAGTCTGGGTATGGTGAGACAAATAATGTAGGAGATATGCAAGCGGAAGAGCGTATTTACCAAACCGAGATTCAAGTGAAGGTATTGGGGTACCTAATCGGGAGTGGCGGGAATCAAGAAAAGCCGTTTATTGTAGAGCGGGAAAATGCGGTTGAAGTAAAAATCCCACGCGAAAGGGTAATTTTGGGAGACGGGGCGCCATGGAAAGACGGAAAGTATAGAGCGAAATAGCGCAGAGAGAATAAGAATAAAAAGTTCATTTGCCCATTTTCATAACTATTTACAAGAAGATAAATTTGTTTAGAAAGCGCGAAAATGTGCAGCTATTAAGAAGGAGATCAACATATTATGTCAGTGAGAAAATTTAAGTTTGTATCCCCTGGAGTATTTGTTAAGGAAATTGATAATTCCCAATTACCCGCTTTACCGCGTGAAGTTGGGCCGGTTGTCTTTGGTAGAGCCGAAAAAGGGCCGGCAATGCGCCCCGTTCAAATCGACTCGTTATCGTCTTTTGTAGAGACTTTTGGGAATCCAATTTTTGGATGTGGAAATAGTGATCAGTGGAGAGCAGGGCCCTCCAATGCTGCACCTTCTTATGGCACGTATGCCACGGTTGCCTATTTAAAAAATCGTAGCCCTCTAGTGTTTGTGAGACTAGCGGGAATTGAAGCCAACGGCTCTACCCCCGGCGGCAAAGCTGGCTGGCAAGCTACTGCTGCCCCGATTATGACATCGAACACGGCTCTTAATGGAGGCGCCTTCGGCTTATTTATGATCCCCTCTGCTTCAAATAAAGGAGAGTTGGGGACAGGATCTCTGGCAGCTATTTTTTATGCCACCACAGGATCCATTTCCTTAAGCGGTACCCTCGTTAACGATAGCGGCACCGTTGCTGCCAACCAAGCCACAGGAACGTGCGGCCTTTTCGAATCTCAGTTTGATAATAGTGGCTTTACCATCATTGTTAAGAACGGGGAGGGAGACGTTCAGGAGACTGTTCCTTTTGATTTCTCTTTGAATTCTCAAATTTTTATTCGCGAAGCCTTCAACACCAACCCAGTGTTAGCTAACACTTCGAATAATGTAACGAAGCCGGCTAATCGTAAAACTTATTGGCTCGGGGAATCTTTTTATCGCAGCGTAAAGGATCATGTAGGACTTAATACTGCTGGCCAAACCTATGGTGTAATTCTCGGCCTTGAGTCGGGGAGTATATCTCAAGGGACGAAGCGGATGCCACTAACCCAAGGGGAAAGTGGCTGGTTCATCGGACAAGATTTGGGATCAGCAGGGACATATAACGCCCTTACAGCTCAAAAACTTTTTAGACTTGTTGGACTTGAAAGTGGACAATGGAATCAAGGGAACTTAAAAGTGTCTATTACTGACGTTGCTCCTTCTACCAATGCGGCTAAACCATACGGAACTTTTAGCGTGCAGATTCGCATGATTAATGATAACGATGCAGTTTTGGGCCCGGTGGAGCAATATAGTAATGTCAATTTGGATCCATTCTCCCCTAATTATATCTCACGAAAAATAGGCGATTCCTATAGAGTATGGGATGAGAATACCACGCGTTATCAGACGTATGGGATGTATCCCAACCAATCGCGCTATGTGCGCGTGCAGGTAGATGACGGTGTGCGAGATGGCACCACCAATGCGGCTTATGTGCCCTTTGGGGTTTTCGGGCCTGTGCGATATACGGGATTTACCCTCGCATCTGGATCGGATGTGGTTAGAACTCTTGGCGCTTCAACTGCGTTTAGCGGAGTTTTTGCGCAGGGGATTAATAACGTCCCTGATAGTTTGGCTAATGCAAATGAATTCTTCGTACCCGGCTTATTGACTGGTTCCGATCATGTGACAGCCGCAAACAGCTCGTCGCTGTCCGCATCGTTTGTATTTCCAGCCGTTCCACTCCGACAAAACAGTGGGACGCCACCTCCAGGATCGACTCAGGAAGATGCTTATTTTGGAGCTAATACTAATAGTGATGGCAATTCGTTTGAACAGTCAATCCCGGATATCTTGCGACGAAAGCCTGATAATTTGGACGACAATGCAGAGAGCGATTCCGTCGGTACGGTAGCTTGTTTGGAATATTCTTGGGTATTTACTTTGGATGATATTAGCGGCTCGAGCACTGCCACGACGACAGTGCTACCTGTTGGTACTTATGTCTCAGGCTCACGTCAGCTCGGAACTTCGTATACCGCAGTAGGGGGCACTCCCACCGCTGTTATTGATGTGGGATTAAATAGTTTTACAACTGTTTTTAACGCCGGCTTTGATGGATTGAATATCCTAGAAGCAGCGCCCTTCCGCAATACGTTGCTTGCAGCCGACACGGAGCCCACTACGAATTATGCATATGCCACTATAGAGCGCGCCATGGATACGGTGAGCGATGCGGATATCGTGGAGTGTAATTTGATGACACTTCCAGGCTTAACTGAGAACACATTAACTAAAAAGTTGATGGATACTTGTGAAGCTCGAGGCGATTCGTTAGCAATCATTGATTTAGATGGCGGCTATATTCCGCCTACGGAGAATGTTGCGGCATCGGATTCCACACGCAATGGCAGCTTGGCAGAGGTTATTAATAATTTGAAACAGCGCCAGCTAAATAATAGCTATGGTTGCTGTTATTATCCATGGGTGATGATCGTTGACGACTTTAATAATGGAGGTACCTTAGTGGTACCGCCATCGGTAGCAGCACTGGGCACCTTTGCCAGCAGTGAAGCTCAAAGTGAATTGTGGTTCGCACCAGCGGGTTTTAATCGCGGCGGCTTGACAGTGGGAAGTGCCGGAATTCCTGTCTCCAACGTCACGCAACGGCTAAACCAGCGCCAGCGTGATTCAATGTATGACATTAACATTAATCCCATTGCTACCTTTCCTGCTGAAGGAATTGTAATATATGGACAGAAGACATTGCAAATAACGGATTCTGCTCTAGATAGAATTAATGTCAGACGATTGATGATTTATGTTAAACGTGAAATTTCACGCATTGCTGCACTCTTATTGTTCGATCAAAATGTGCAGAGTACATGGAATAGATTTTTGGGACAAGTCGAGCCTTTCTTGCAGAGTGTGAAAACGCGCTTGGGATTGACAGACTTTAAGGTGGTACTCGATACTACCACGACAACGCCCGATTTAATAGATAGAAACATCATGTATGCAAAGATTTTCTTGAAGCCCGCGAGAGCTATTGAATTCATTGCATTAGATTTTGTTATTACTCGTACGGGTGCTGGTTTTGAGGATTAAAAAATTTAAAGTTAGACTAGTTATAGTGTAACCTAAAAAGGAGAAATTAAAAATGGCGTTTTGGAGTGCAACAAACATAACAGATCCTAAGAGACAGCATAGATGGCTGATTGAAATCGGTTCCGGTGCCTTTAAAAACACTGCTACCTATGTTTGCAAGAAGGTAAATAAACCTAAAGTTACGGTGACTAATGCCGAACATAAATTCCTTAATCACACTTTTAATTATCCCGGCAGTGTTACTTTTGAGCCGGTCAGTGTAACCTTTGTGGACGCAGGCGATCCTCATACCACTGAAATTCTTTATGAAATTTTAAAAGCCGGAGGTTATCGACTTCCATCACTAATCAATGATGCCGTGGGTGCAGGGCCGCAGTGTGAAACGCCTGGGAAAGACGCTTCGGTAGGCGCCCTTACTAACTGCAATATTTTAACGCTAGACGGTGAGGGAACGGTTCTGGAAAAAACCAAACTCATCAACGCGTGGATATCCAGCATTGATTTTGGTGGCGAATTAAGTTATGACGCTGATGGCATGATGGAAATTACAGCCGAGATCAGATATGACTGGGTTGAGTTGGACTTTGGTACCGGCGGAAGAAGCATCGCCGGCGACTTTGCTGATAAAGGCAGTATGATCGTCGAGGATCTCACTGGCGGCGTAATTGGCTTCTAACTAAACTAGCGAAAGCGAGGCATTAATGACAAGAAAAAGTAATGAGGAGCGTTTGGGCCTTTCCCCCGGTGCGAAAGGAACGGCTGATGCTCCCGCTGCGTATGCAGAACAAGAAAATCATAGCTCTGGACTGAGTTATGTAGCACCTACTCACTTAATAGAGTTGCCCTCTCAAGGGAAGTATTATCCTCTCGATCATCCTTTACATAATATAAAGGAAATTGAAATCAAAGAAATGACAGCTAAAGAAGAGGATATCCTAACATCCCAATCCTTTATCAAGAAGGGTGTCGTCTTTGACAGGCTTTTAACGAGTTTGATTATTGATAGAAGGGTTAGACTAGAAGATCTTCTCATCGGAGATAAGAACGCGCTGTTGATTGGAGCACGAATTAATGGATATGGTGCCGATTATCAAGTGGGAGTAGCATGCGAGATGTGCAATTCAACCGAACAGGTTACATTCGATCTCGCCGCCTGTCCACATAAGCCCCCCCTCGATTTGAGCACCATTGAGGAGCCGGAATATGCAGAGGCGATATCCGAAGGCGAGAGCCCGGGCATCTTTTATGTACTTCTCCCCAAGTCCGGAGTGACATTGGGAATTCGGCTCTTAACAGGGAAGGATGAAAAGAGGACGACGGCAGCTGAAGAGATGAGGAAAAAACAAAAACTTCCTGAAGCTAGCTTAACCCATCATTTTAAAACTATTATTGTTTCGGCTAATGGATCTACGGAGGCAAGTGACATTCGCGACTTTGTTGAAGTAATGCCAGCTTTGGATTCTAAATTTTTGCGTAAAGCTTTTCTTAAGATTACGCCCAATGTCGAAATGAGGCAGGAGTTCGTCTGCGAGAATTGCGATTACGAACAGGAGGTGGAGGTACCTTTTACCTCCACGTTTTTTTGGCCTGAGTGACGACTATATGAAAAGCGTCTACGAGCAATTTCATGCCCTCAAATATTTCGGTGGCTGGAGTTTTATCGAGGCATACAATCTTCCCATTCAATTACGCAACTGGTTCATAGAGAGGTTGGTGAAGCAAATGAACGATGACGCTAAAAAATAACAGCACCTAAAGGGGCATCGAGAGCCCCTTTATTTGTTGGAACATACTAATTAATTAAGAGAAGGTGGAGGTGGAATACAATGGAAGATAAGGATTTAGTCCCCACAACAATAGATTTTGCCGAAGCGCGCAACGCAGAAGGCAACCTTAATGAATCGTGGTGGCTTAGTTTTGGGGCTATTCTACGTTGGATAATGCCCTCTTTATACAAGGGCTCCGTCTTTCCCCTCCAGGTAAAAGGAAGCGCGGCCGAAGTATCTAGCTTTGCGAATGTTTTATCGAAAGAGAAAAACTATCTTAAATCATGGAAAGATAACGGTCTTGATAATCCGCTCACATATCGCAACAAGTCTAAGTTGAACGGCGCGATCTCTCAATTTGAAAGGGTAACGGGACTCAGGTGGCCATTTACCAAATAGACAAGGGGAGCTTATAAGTAATGGCAACTGAAAAAGAGATCGCCGAAAGACAACTTAAAGCGCTCACGGCAGAGCGAAGAAATTTAAACAAAGTCATCTCGGAAGGACAAGCAGCTTTGGAGGAGCAGCTCCAGCTTAAAAAGCAGTTTGCCGAATACACTGTCAAGATCCGGGACTTAGAAAAAGAAATTGCGGAATTGGCAGGCACCGCTAGCGCAATGCACGATTCGCAGCTGGAAGCAGCCTACGAGCTATTACGTCAAAAGACGGCGGAAATTAAATTATATAAAGAGAAACTTTCCCTCCAGGAAAAAAGCAATGAACTCGCCGAGAGTTTTTCTATTAGGCTTGGGGTAAGTAAAAGTGCGGTGTGGGAAACTGTAAAAGGCTTTGCAGAATCCTATTCTAAACTCTCAGATGCTAATAAGGAAGCCGGAAAATGGCTTTTCCGCCTGCGCGCTATTTCTTCGGTGGTGGGCAATATTGCCAAGTCATTTATTATGGCGTTGAATCCTATTAGTGTTCTTTCATCAGCAATGAGCGCGATATGGAAAGCCTCCATTGAATTGTTTGTTAAGTTTTCTTCACAGATGGCACAGTTTAGTGCAACAGCGGGTGACGCTGGGCGCGTAGCGCGCCAGCTAGGGGCGTCTATGAATCTGGGGCTCGGCATTAATATCGAGCAAGTGTCACGCGCTGCGCAAGGACTTGTGGGAAATATGAGTGAGTTTTTCTCTCTTTCCAAAAGAGAGCGCGCCCCTGTCATTGAAATGGCAGCAGGGCTTGAGCGCCTTAACATACCCGCCAGCGAGTTTGGAAAGAATATAGATTTCATGACGAAGGCAATGGGACTGAAGCTGCCTAAAGCCTCACATCTCATGAAGGAATTGACACAATCAGCGGAAGCGTTTGGAAAAACTCCTCAACAAATGATAAGTGATTGGACGTCCCTATCTAACACTTTGATTGAGCATGGCCCTAGGATGACAGAGGTTTTCCTCCGCCTGCAAGCAGTATCCAAGGCGAGTGGGTTGGAGTTAAATTCCATGATGACAATTGCCAACAAGTTTGATACTTTTGATAGTGCTGCCTCTTCGGTAGGAAACTTAAATGCTATTATGGGAGGGGATTATCTCAACAGCTTAGAGATGATGAACATGTCGCAAGATGAGCGCGTTGAAGCAGTGAAAGCTGCCATTGAAATGACAGGCAGAGATTTCATGCAAATGGAGAAATATGAGAAAAGAGCTTACGCGAAGGAACTGGGTGTTTCTACAGGAGAACTGGCGAAGCTCATGGGTTACGAAAGTGACGCGTCTAAAAAAGCGCGCATCGAAGCCGAGAAAAAAGCAGCTGCCCAAGGGCGCCTCGACACAATGATTGGACGGACTGTGGATATTATGGAACGCCTTCGTCTTGCGTTACAATCTATTTTTGCGAAAACGGGCTTAATGAAGGCATTTGGAAAAGTCTTTGATCAGTTTATGAAGATGATTGGCGACAAGGGTTTCGGTAAAGAAATCCGAGAGATGACAGACTGGCTGGGCGACTTGATGGTAATGGGCATTGAGCTTGGCTTAAGTTTCATGAAATATCTCGTAGATAATAAAGAGAAGATCATGGGCTTCTTTTACGAGATCAAAGAGGGCGCAGAGAGGTGGTGGAAATCAGCGGAGAAACACTGGCTAGCTCATAAGCCCGCTATCATGGCGTATTGGGAAGATATTAAGACGAAGATTAAGGAATTTAAAGTTTGGATGGTAGATACATTTAAATATATGATGGAGTTGGAGCCCGAAGCGATGATGACAGGCCTAATAGCAGGGCTCCGAAGAGGCTGGGACGTCCTTGTCCTCACCCTCAAGGGGTATTTTAGAAATGTTATTAAACCTACCCTTATCAACATGGCTTTATCAGTTGGGGAGGATATGATGAAGGCGTTGCCCGGCGGCAAGCGACTGCATCAGTTTCTTGATGCGTTTATGATCAATCCTTTCGAAAGAAAGGAGGTTAGCACTGCTAAAAAAGAATACGGAAAAGCCAGAACCACCATGGGCGTTCCGGCAGGCGTGGGCCTACTGGATAATATGATTGAGGTGGGGAAGCAGACAGCCGAATCGGAGACACAAAGGATTCAACAGGAGCGCCATGACATGGTGGAGGCAATCAAGAAGGTTAATATTCAAAATCAAATGACATTAATATTAGATGGAGTAGAGTTAAAAAACTTTATTTTACACACAGTGAATGAAGACCGTTAGGAGGGATAGATAATGACAAGTTTTTTAAATCAAACAGGCGCCAAAACCGCTGTCGGCTATGATGAGACATATGATTCTAAAGAGGTAGATCAGGGAGATCAGGGCAAAGTGCCCCAACCTCTGTTTAAAGTATCGTCTCAGAAGACAGCGACAGGGTATTTTAATGATCCCACCGATGCATTAGCTAATGGGAAAATGCAATATCTGGAAATTTATCATGTGCCCACTGGTAAGAATGTGTTTTTCAAATTATTTTTAGTTAATTTTGCTGATGCTTTTACGAGCGAATGGAACAAGGAGCCGGCATTTGGACGAATGGATCCTATTGCCACATTTAAACGAACAGGGCGTGTCATTAGCTTCACCTTGGATGTGCCCTCTTCCGGCCTGGCGGAGGCAAAAGAGAATCTGGCAAAAGCAAATCGCTTAATCCAAATGCTCTATCCGGTATATGAAACCAGTAGCGATCCAGCAGATCCACGTGGTGTCACTCTTAAGTCAGGCCCCATTTTTAAAGTGAAGATGGGTAACTTGATTATGAAGCCCGGCGTGGGTGAAGTGCAAGGGCCCGCAAAAGATATTGGATTAACAGGGATCATTGAAGGCTTTACTTATGCTCCCAATATGGCATATGGTGTTTTCGATCCGGCATATCAGGCTGCGCCCACTACATATGATAGTTCGTGGGACGAAAACCAAGCGAAGACAAAAGCTTTTTTTAAAGATGTTGCTTCTACGTTTAAACCTTCGGGAACTCGAAGTGGTGGTGGCAACGGCAAATGGGGATCAGCTCAGTTTGACGGTTCTTTATATCCTCAAGTTATTAGAGTAGATTTGCGCTTCACTGTCCTACACGATACACCTTTAGGTTGGGAAGAAGGTAAAGACGGCGCCCTGTTTTGGCGAGGACGCACAGTTGCCAACGGCCGCTTTCCTTATGGAGGAAACAATAAAGATGACGCCGATCCCTTTGCTCAAGCAGCAGCCATCACAATCGGGCGGCCCCGGGGGCTGGTGGCGAGTGCTCTGGATAATGAGAGTAACGTTCTCAAGCGCGCTGCCCGTGGGCAAGCACATAAAATCTTAGGAATGGGGAGAAGATAATATGGTATCTCGTTACGACAACCGCTACACCGCTATTAATAGTATGGATCAATATCTACCCCTCTTCCAAAGGAGGGGAGTAAAATTTATTAAACAATTTCGCTCCCCCAAAATGTCATACCCTAATGAAACTCAACGCGACACTCTAACAGAGACTAATCATGTGTGGCGCATGGGAGATCGATATTACAAATTGGCTGCTCAATATTATGGAGATCCTACCTTGTGGTGGGTAATTGCGTGGTACAATCAGCTTCCTACTGAATCCCATGTTTCCATGGGGCAAACTATTATAGTTCCTCTCCCCTATGATCGTATCATTCCTCTTTTAATGCAGACAGGATAAATAGATGCCCGAAGATTATGATGCACAAATGAGTTATGACGCTAACGCACCCGAGGTTTCGGTGAGCGAAACGGGCGTCATCCCCGTTGTCCAGCCTGACGATAAGGATATCATCATAGTGGCTCCTCCCAAAAAGGATCCCCTCCCACCACCGAAAAGCAACAAAGCTAAAGCGACGGGAAATATTGATCGGAATGCCCCTCGTTCGGGCAAGCTCCAAATGGGCACGCCTGCTTATTATCGTGCCGAGAAGAAAGCTTTCGAAAAGAAAAGAGATAATAAGCTAGAAGATATTGAAAGAACGCTCCATGGCCCCCGAGTAGGCAAAGCAGATGCGATTAAAAAGGCTAACGAGCAGTTTGCCAAAGATATGGAAGGGGCTCAAAAGCGTCTTAATATGAAAAAAGGTGGGCCATCCATTAAAGAGGCGCGCAACAAGCTATTGAGTGATGCGCTCACCGAAGAAGAAGAGCGCATGTTGAGCACTCAGAGTGATCAGAATTATATTATCGGCAATATGCTCAAGTTTACCCAATTTTTAGGACAGCCTGATCCACATGAGCTAGACAAACTGATTATGCTCCACGACTATAAAGGCAATCTAGTCAACAAGCTCACTGTTAATCGCAAGCTCGCCCCTCTGATGGAGGCAACCCCTTTGGAATTAAGCTCGTTGGTTCCCCGCTTTCGTTTATTTCACATGCCCGAAGGACGAGGAGGTGCACTCGACGAATTCATTTTTTCAGATCGCTACAGCTGGCAATATCGAAATGCCGCAGGAGAAGTTTTGAGCCATCGTAGCTCCCGAGGAGGAGGGATTGGGCTTAAAAGCTTTCAATGGGACACTACCGGCACGGATCCTTTTACTGCGCCTCGATTGATGAGGGCAACCTTAACAATTCATTTCCAATCTATTACGGATCTAGCGAGTCAAGCGCGAGGCACTAATGCGGGCCCCACGTGGTATGATCTTATTATGCCTCGGCGGAATCGTACTAATATTCCCAAAGCGTGTTCGGATGATCTGCCGGATATAGACGCTTTTTTGAGAGATACGTGGAGCCCCACCAAGCTAAAAGAAATCCAAAAGGATGAACGTGCCTATGAAGTGGCAACTGGTAATTTTTCTTTAGTGGCAGAAGTGGGATACGGTAAATCCACAAAGAATGTGTTATCCAAAGAACTCAACGAGGCTGTTGATGCGGCCCGACTCGTCCTCAATTTAAGCTTGGAGAATTATAAATTTCGTTTTCGCGAAGAAGGAACCATCGATTTAGAGATTAGGTATGTGGCTTCCTTAGAAGCGGCGCTGTCTAATTATGATGCTAATCTGTTTTCTCTCACTGAAGATGGCGCGCCCAGTGATCTTGTGAAGCAGCTGGAACAAAAGAAAAAGGAGTTTGGCAGCCTTAAAAGCGACATTAGTAGTCCCACTGGTGTAGTCGAGTGTGCGAAGAAAAACGCCACGAAGATACAGACGACAGCCATTACCGCCAAGGCAGAAAAATTTCAGGCAGAGGTGAAGAAGATTGAAGAAGAAATAGAAATTCTTACCCGGGATTACAAACTGTCCATGTACGGTAAGTTCATCCAATCTCTTATCAAGAAACAACGTCTCTTTTTTATGGACGTCTCAGAGCGTGATTATGCGTATGGGACGTTTCCCACTTCTAGAATCGCCATTGATGAGGTGGACAGGGAAGGTATAAGAGGGCCCGGCTCCGCAGAGACATCCGTCTCCGACTTAGCAGGCGGAGATCGCACCGCGATGAACGATTTAATTAAAAAGAATTCTACCAAGAATAAGGAAGGCGAAGAGGCAGTCCTAGCATCTCAGTTTTCATCGGGCATATCCGCCCAGTTCGATGCATGCCATCCCATCGCGCCTGGGAAAAAGCGTGTTTATTTCTTTTATTTGGGGGAGTTAGTAAATTTTTATGCGGGTGTCTTGCCCGATGAGGACGGCCGCAGCATTCAGAGATATGAAATTATCTTGGGAGATTTATCTTTTTTGGATTATCAAGCTATAGGAGCGCGCCGAAATGCGCAAGGGCCCACTGATCACCAAGACAAAGATCACGCCACAAGAGGAGACACCACGTTTGGAGCCGGCAGTACAATAACCGACGATCAAATGGAAGAACAGATTACGTCACCGGGTTCCGTCTATAAGGTGAAGAAAAATTTAGCTTACATACCCATCTCATTAGATGGGTATAACCAGTGGTTCATCGACAAAATTACCAATGGTAATACCATTTTTACTTTTAAGCAATTCATGAAGTCTCTGGTTAGCGAGTTGCTTGTGGGGGCCCTCCAAGCTGTCGAGAATAAGTACGTCGGCGAGGGGCTTCGTAACATGCTTAAGGAAAAAAATACGGTGCGCAATACGGTGATCTTCGGTAGAAATATGCATTTAGAGCGAGGTGTTGTGCAGCGCGAAGAAATTTTACCTAATAATCAAAGTAGTTATTTGATTAACATGTCGCTTCCTCCGATTGAAAAAACTAAAACGACGCTGTGGGATGAGTCCACCACACACTCTACTGTACGTAATGACGACTTGCGATCTTTTTTGGTGATTTCGGTAGGGCGCCTTCCTTATCAGGAACAGATAATTGATGAAGATAAGAATGCTCATGAGGGTATTTTTCATCTCAAGATTGGGACAGATAAAGGAATCTTAAAAAGTATGGAGATGGCGAGGGACGGCTCGGCGCATATTCAAGATATGAATATCATGCGCGCCTATAATTCCATGACTGATCCGGGGTTGGGAGTTATCCAACAACCTTATCAGGCTGTGTGTAGGACATTTGGGGCGGGGTGGTTTATGCCCGGACAGTATATTTATCTTAATCCCGTTAATATGGGGCTGGGCGATTTTCATTCGCGTTTTTCTTTATCGCGGGAATTGGGTATCGGTGGCTTCTATATGATAACTCAATGTTCTCATATGTTATCGGACGGCAACTTGGAAACTACAATTCAATGTAAGTTTGCATACTATGGCGCCCTCCCCAATACCGATGAAGCGGCAGCGTTGCCCAACGAACCGGTACTGGAAGTGCAAACTGCTCGCGGTAAAACCAAGCGCGAACGGGATGCAGCTATCGCCCAGGACGCTCTCAATCAATTGGGCATAGGCGGGCCCCCCGATGCCGATTCTCTTACGGAAGCTTTAGCCAATGCGCCACTCGATGAACTGAGCGAGTTAACCCGTCACGAGACGGATCAAGCAGGGGGCTTGGGCACCCGGGACACAGGCGCCTATGGTACCCAACAGGATGTTATTGGGACTGGGCAGTTGGGTTCTGGCAACGCAATGGGAACACAGGGGCAATCCGAAACGGCAGACTTGGGTGGCGACGTGCAGCGTAGTGTTGAGAAGCAGGGCTCTCTAAGTTTAGGAAATGCTGACGGCAGACAGGGAGAGACGGGAGACGGTGAATGAAATTAAGTATAGGGAGCAACAACGCCACTTCTCGCGAAGGCTACCTTGAAAGGTATGCGTATGCCCGTAATTATCCCCCTGGCATTCGTGATTATAGGAAGATTGATTTTTGGTATAACGAGATGCTCTTCGGGCGAGTGGATTATGACGGCGAGGCAATTTATCCCTCTGAAGCCTTTTTAAAACAACTGGCGGGAGAGGCTAAGGAAAGCTATTTTGTGCTTAATTTTGTGGCGGACGCCTATCGGGGGTTTCGCGAAACAATGAAAGCTCAAGAAGGCCAGCGTCACTTTATTCATCTCGAGGGTACCCCTTTTGAATCCCACTTCCAGCCTACTAATGGATGGAAGAGTATCAATCAAGCCCACTCCTCCTATATTCAAAATTATTATAATTCTTACTTGCTCCCCTTTTTGGCAGAGCCAAGTCGGAAAGATGAGATTTTAAATTTTGACGATTTTGTGGAAGCCTTCGCACAGATGATTGATACTACGTCGCTCACGGCGCCCCTTACTAAGACGCAGTATATTAGTAGTAAGCAAGCCTCTCCTCTGAGCAGCGGACTTATGGTAGAATTTCAGAGGGGAGGACATGGCGAAGATGCTCCTAAGATTAATGATTTTATTAATAATATTAATTTTGAGTTGTATCGAGAAATGGCTAGCAAGCATGGGTTTGCTGTCGATGTTAATGCCCCGTGGCGACTAGTAGCTGATGTTGGATCGGATGCAATGCAGCGTTATATGTCAAACCATAATATAAGCTTGGGAAGTTTATTTGGTGAGTATTATTATAAAGCTTGTTTTTTTGACATCCCCTCTTTAAAAGTATACTTATTCGATTTTTATCAATATTTTCTCAATGCCTTCCCCAATATCCGAGCCCCGGTGGTGGGCGAAGTGGAGGGCGGAACTATTAACTTGACAACGGTTGAAAAACGTGCTATGATGAGCGTAGCTGAGTATGAAAGTAAGTATGATAATTTATTTTGGATTAGATTTTATTTATATGTGAGAGGAAAAGAGACTAACCAGGACTGGGATCAGCATGATTTTGATCACCGCTCCCAACGTGCTAGTGATTTCCTGATTTATTCGGGAGAGGAAGTGGCGATGAAATATATCAATAAAGAGGTATTCATCCCAGTCAATCAATATGCCCGAGGGGTTAAAAAACGCAAGGGATCGTTTAGGCTTAAAAGAAAGAGAGAGTAAATTGAATAATGTTTTCACTGTTTTAGATTCAAGAAACGAGTGTTTAGGATATTATTACAACGGGGAAATTAAAGAGCATAAAACTCAAGATCAATTTATCACATGGGATTACAAACCAGAATTCCATGATGACACTATTGAGTATGTAGAGTTGTATGCTTTTGGGAAGTCGTTGTCTGAAGTATGTCCCGAACACTTAAGAGAAGAATGGGAAAGGATGCAGGATAAAAAGGGCGCCTTTCAAAATGCATTAGTAATGGCCAAGGTAGATGCTCATAATGTATGTGCTTATGATGTTATTCCTCCGTGGTTTCTAAAAGAATATTCACAAGTTAAATGTGATATTGTTGAATGGATTTTCTCCAATATGAATAAGCCGGTGAACTATGCGACGATGCTTAGTTTAGAAAAACTTTTTGCCGACATAAAAAATAATCTTTTGGATATAAATTTAAGTGCAATGAAGGGAGAATTCTCGTCGCTGGTTGTAAGACAGAACTTAAAGAAGTTGAGCACGGTAAGCAATACTCTCGCATATAATCAGTTTGGTTCTGTTACGGGGCGCCTTACCTTAGAGAAGGGGAGTTTCCCCATTCTTAATTTACCAAAGAACTTTAGAAAAGTGTTGAAACCCAACAATGATTTCTTTGTAGAGTTTGACTATAATGCAGCAGAGTTGAGAACCATGCTGGCGCTTATGGATATAGAGCAACCCCAAGAAGACATTCATGATTGGAATGTACAGCACATCTTTAAGGATGGCTGCTCCAGGGAAGAGGCTAAGAAGCGAGTCTTCGCGTGGTTGTATAATCCTCAATCCAAAGACGATCTTTTAAATAAAGCATACAAACGTGACGAAGTGTTGTCCAAGTATTGGGATGGTACCCAAGTTACCACCCCGTTTGGTAGGGTAATGGAAGCAGGCGAACATTACGCCTTAAACTACCTCATTCAAAGCACCACGAGCGATCTTGTCTTGGAGCAAGTGCTCAAAGTGAGCGAATTCCTTGAGGAAACCCCCTCCAAAATAGTTTTTTTGATCCACGACAGTTTTGTGCTTGACATTCCTGCCGAATCGCGGTATAATATACCCGAGATCAAAAACATATTTGCGTCCAATCGGTTCGGAGAGTATATGGTTGGAGCCAGTGCAGGAAAAAACTTTGGAGCAATGAAAGAGATTAAAGTATGACGTATTATGACAAACTAGTTCGGGATAGAATCCCCGAAATCCTACAGAAGAAAAATAAAGAATTTGTAGCGTACAAGGCAGCAGATGGGGATTACTTCCGCTATTTGAAAAGGAAACTCATTGAAGAAGTCGATGAGTTTTTAGAGTCACCTTCATTGAAAGAGTTGGCAGATGTTCAAGAAGTTCTCAACGCCATTCTTAAAGATATGGATTATGTGCAAGCAGATTTGCGTCGGGAACGTGCTCTTAAAATAGAAGAACGCGGCGCTTTTGATGAGCGTTGGATTTTGGGGGAAGTGAAAGATGATTAATATCATCGGCATAGGATCCGCAGGATGCGCTGTGGCTGATGCACTGCGGGCGTATGATACGGAGAACTATGAGTCCTATAAGATAGACGTGGGCTTACCTAAAGGTAAGAAGTGTTTTAGTGTAGCTCCTCGGATCAACCCTGAAGACTATGAGACTAAATTCCCAGCTCGTGTGGCGACAGCCCTTGCAAAGATTCGCGGTGACGTATTAGTAGTTATTGGGGGAGGCGGCGCAATTTCTAGTGCTGCTCTTCGAGTGTTGGAGTGTGTTACCTACAACAATAAAGTTGAGGTGTTCTATATTAAGCCGGATGAGAGTTTCATTAGTGAGGGGGCGATTATCTTAGATAAGATAGTGTACGGTATCTTGCAAGAGTACGCACGATCCGGCGCCATCGATAGAATGTACATGGTATCTAATGGTGAGATTGAGCGTGTAGTGGGAAACATCCCCCTCTCTTCTTACTACGAGAAGTTAAATGACATCATGGCTTCTACCTATCATATGATGAATGTGTACAAAAACTCGTCGCCCGTCATTTCTAATCTCACCCAAGTTCCCACCCTCTCCCGTCTTTCGACGATAGGAGTAGCTACCTTTGAAAAGGTGGAGGATCAAATGTTCTTTCCGTTGGATTATGTGAGCGAGAAAGTATACTATTTTGCGATTAATAAGGAGCGATTGGATAAAGATAAAGAATTATTAGGAAAAATTAAATTAAGAATTAAACAAGCAGATGCTACTATTAAGACAGGGTTTGGAGTGTACGCCACTTCTTATCCAGATGATTATGTCTACGTGGTGGCAAATGCCAAAATTATACAAGGAGTACAATATGATGACTAAGGTTTATACTGGAATGTTTAAGAAGAAAAATAATGAGTTACGGGAGATGACGTTTATGAAGTTGAGCGACATCCCTACAGCTTTTTTAGAGACAAAAATCAAAGCAGGTTCAAAAGACCGCGTGATGCCCAAGGGGATGGAGTTGGTGTGGGATGTGAAGGCGAAAGATTTTCGCGTCTTTAATTATTCCTCTCAGGTGGGAACACTTGACGAAGTGGCTTTTTCGGAGGAAGAAAAAAATAAACTTTTTGCAAACAAAAGCTTGACACCCTGATCTGGGTGTGTTATAATGGGGATGTCGTTTAGATAAAAGGAGAAAATAATGGCAATTGATATGAAGAAAATGCAAAGCAAAT